GCCATAGTAACACTCGGTTTGGCATACATAGTTATCCATTACTGTTTTCCTCCCTGTTGAATCTTCATAAAAAGCATTCTCGCCAAACATCAACTACCCTCCTCATGATAGGTAACGCATTGTGAATAAAACGGTTCGCCGTTGTTAAACTCTATTGCTGTTGGATCGCCCCGGTCCCAAGCAAACAAGAGCCATTCCTTCATGATATGCCGCACCAAATAAAGAGGCTGGGAAGGGTTGACCTTGTTCGACTCGAACGGTTGTTCATATTTGTCGGTCGGACCGCACTTGATCTCCATCTCGGTACAACCACGCTTGAGGGTGACTTCAATGCTCGGGTCAATCCTATTTACTGCAGCCCTCACTTCCTTGTAGCGCCTCTGACCCTGTTCCTTCGAGTCGCAATAGAAATAGGCGCCATATTGGTAGTGTACCCAATGCCTCTTCTCGATACCGCATTTACAGAATCGACCGGACCCCTGACACTTCTTGGTGAACTCTTGCTGAAAGTCAAGCATCGCAAACAACTGCTTAACGGTCTTCATCTTGACCACTACTTTCCAACAACCCCGGCATCTGGTCGGGACAAACCCAAGACGACCGAAGATCATCTGGAGCATGGAACAATCACGATTGGGATCAGGATTAACATAAATCCACTTCCGGTTGTGGTCGATCATCTGCTGGTTTGGCCTAATCTTCTTACTGACCGGATCGATGCCCCATCCGCCACCGTCCAGAAGATCCTTGAATGCATCGATGATATCGAATGACATCAGATCCGCAAGGAATGACGGTCGTTTTATGCTGTCTTTGTCAACTATATTCATGTTTACCCCTTTTCGGTTCGCCTTTGGTGTTGATCAGTCCAGAACTACGGAAACGCTGCCAATCTTACCAACCAATTCGTTCGGCACCCAAATCTCTCCGACAATACCCATCTTATCGTCGTTGATAATAAACCGTGCTTTCCTGGTGGTGCGCAGGGCTTGAGACTTCTTGCTTTCTTTCGCAACAACTTTCTCGGTCTTAAGCATGACTACTCCTCCTTAAATAAAGTGGTGTATTCGCTATATATCTCGCTTGCCTGTTGCTCGGTCAAGATATCTGAAACCATCGCCCCTCTGGGACATTCCAAGCCTTCTGATATCCCGAACATTCTACAGGTAATCGGCCTTTCTTCGTGAATGCTGCAACCATCTTCCGTAACAAAAGGGCATTTCAAGGAATGGACATTGTACCAATTAGAAGACTTCTCCGGCCACCTGGCCAACATCCGTTCCTTTTCGTCCTTTGACCACGGGACATGATTGCAACAGGCAACGCACCCCGGAACACATCTCATGCCCGGAATGCGCTGCCTCAGTTGTTCAATATCAACCGACATTAGCCCTTCTTCTCGTTGTCGAGACTGAGCCATGCGTCCATCTTGGCACTGGTCAACTTGCCGCCGGAGGCCTGATAGAGAATACCGAGATATCTCTTACAGGTAGTTCCGATGGGAATCTGAACTGCTACCTTAGTCCCGGCAGCCGACAGAGCCGCGATAGTCGGAAGGGTGGCTACAGTGGTAGCACCGGAACTGATCGAGGCGTCAGCCTCTTTGGTGACCAGAAGCGGCACAACGGCGGCACTGGCCCCAACCAGGACAGTGTTAACATTTACGTTACAGACCATGCCACCTATATCTGGGTCAATGCTGGTTCCCCAAGCATTTTTATTACCCGCCCGAGCATCGATGATATTGGTAGATTTGGTGGAAGACCCGGAACTGATACTTGCCAGCGCCTGAGCATCGCTTAATTCTAATCCTGCGTCCATTACACTCATGATAAAACCTCCATGGCTTTATTGATAAAAGTTAAACCGCTACCAAATAGCTCTTAGGTAAGAGCCGATTCGGTGTTCAAGATCCGGTCGACAAGCCGCCACGGAACTTTCTTAAACATCAGGACCGGGCCGGGGGCCAAACCATGCTCAACGGTGAAGTTGATATTGGTCTTATCCTTCAGAAGAATCTCGGCCTGGGTCATGATATCCTCATTGCTGTAAATCCTCCGGCCTGGTCCCTTGGTCATCCTGTTCATCAGGGTGATCAGATTATCCTCATCGAAGGTGTTCGAGGCACCGGTATACTCGATATTGGCAAGACGTCCGATTGACTTCTCGTTTTTGACTGCCATGCCAGCTTTCCAGGTGAACTTGTCGACGTAGGCGACGAACTCATAGGAGCCGATATCGGTAACCAACTGCTTACCCATGTCCTCATGCTCCAGACCGGCGTTGCTGTTCCGTGGGTAGAGCATACATACCTTGTTCGGAGCCCAATCAACGACGAATACGGAAGTCAGATCAGAACCGGACCCGCCTTCATTCAGGACGTTGGTGGTAGTGGCCAGAGATGCAAGTCTCGGAGCCAGTCCAGTGAACTTCTCCGGAGTGGTGTTGGTATTGCCGTAGATCATGGTGGAAGCCATTGTCTGGCTCAAGCCTTCAACGAACGCCATTGCCTCATCGGAACGGGCCTGAGCCGGGTTCTTGAAGGACTTGATAACTTCTATGTCATTCTTGGCGAAAGTCTCCAAGATACCGATGGTGTCACGAACCTGGATGGTATCGGACTTCTCAGCCGCAACACCAGAATTAAGTTTACGCCAACTACCGGACGGCAAAGTCGACCGCCTGGTGGTGGTATTGGAGAAGACATCGTTGGCTTCGCGCCAAATCGCATCTTGCAGGATCTCGTTGTCTTCCATCAATACTTCGGCGATGGTTGCCATATTTCCATCAGGATCATGGCGTTTTGCGGCTTCTACAAGAGTTAAGCCATTAGTGGTAAGTGTACTCATTGTTGTTCCTCCTTGTTTTTATAAAGGAGGCTCCAGGGTTACATATCTTTGTATTTAATAACACCACGCCCGGACTCATCCTTCTGGCGGGTGTTATTCGGCCCCAGACCTCCGTGGACTAACTTATCCTCGGAAACCAGACTCAACAGTTTTTGCATTCCCCGAACAATACGCGGATCATTGGCAACGATTGGATCGTTGGCGAGATCTTCACCGAAGACCTTCTGGAATAAATCAGAAGTCTTGTTTATTACCTCGTCATATTTATCGCCGAATTCCGTCTTAAGCTCATTCTCTACTTTGGTGAGATTCTCGTTATATCGATCATGAGCAGCCTTGAGCCTACCCTGGTCAAATTCTACCAGTTTATTTAGGGTATCTTGAGACAACCCTAACTCATGGGCCAAAGGCCGGAACTCATTATAACCCTGCGCTACAAACTCGTCCGTACCTTCCGGCAGGTTGATTTCGTATGCATTGGGACTATCGGGCAAAACTGGCTGGTCTGACTTCATTCCGACAAAATCACTCATCAGGCCCTCGATCCCAGTACCTTCTTCACCGAAATAACCGGTGATAAGATCATTGGATTTCAGATCATCATTGGTGATAGTGTCAAGGAAAGATGTCTGTTCCCCACCACGTTCGCCGCCGCTGTTATGCTGGGTGTCAGTGTTGTGTTCAGTCACCTTGTACCTCCTTACTAAGATTTTCTTTCTTTACCTGAACCAATGATTCAAGCAATTTCTCTGCCCCTATGACAAAGATTATGTCATTGCCAATCTCCTGCTTGGCAAGAACTCCATAAGCTGATGCGTTGAACTGTGGGGGTCCGCTCTGGAAAACTTTTGTTTGGTGCATCAACCACCACAAAATTCTTCTACCTGCCGGGGTACTGGTCAGGACTTCCTTAAAATCTTCTTCCCATCTGCGGAGTTCTATCTTCCGCATCTCCTCTTCTTCTTCGTTAAGCTTTCTAATATCAGCTTCAAAGAGGGGTTCCCCGTTATGAAATAAAAGGTCGTCCATTTATATCCCTAAAGTTTGGGCAAGCTGCTGGATCTGATCGCCACCACCCCCGGTAACTTGTCCTACGGTCTTCGCTGCCTCCATGGCCTGAGCGGCTGCCTTTTCTTCTTCCTGCTGCCTCTGCAATCCAGAGAGGAATTCCCTCGATTCATCCGATGACCTGGATATCTTCGGAGGTACACCCACAACATCGGCATGAGTCGCCAGCATCTCAATGAAATCAGTGTTGGCGATAACTGCATTAGGGTCAATCTGCCCTACCCGTTCAAGCATTGTCATATGAGCATTGATAGACTGTGCCGTGATTAACTTCTGTGCTTGGGACAGGAGAGAGATGTATTCGAATTTAAGTTCCTGATTCTCAAGCTCTGGAGGTGGATCAGGAAATAATCCTCGTTCTTCACAAATGGTATAATGCCGGTCCAGGGTAACATTCAGCAATTCCTTTTCTTGCCGCTCAATGGTCGGACCCAAGAGCAAGAGTTTCTCTTCATGGCGTTCTGCAACTTCGGTAGCTGTCATGGTCTTGTCTGCGGCAGCTATCATCAGGAATAGATCATTATAGTAGTCCTTGCTGATAGAATCCTGGATAGCTTGGACATACTGGAGAACATTGGCAATGTTTAGCTGGACTTGGTAAAGAGGTCCAATCTTGTCGTTGCTCTGGACGTCTACATAGTTGACCGCATCCGGGATCAAAGACAGAACACCTTTAAACTTGGAAGGCACGGCCATCGGTGGTTTAATCTCTTTGTGAAGTGCCATAATGACCGATTTGTGCATCTCCTGGAGCATCTTGACCGAACCCCTAACATCTGCACCTGGCCCAAGACCATAAGGCCACATCCCGACAGTATTCCAGCGCGGGGCTGCGAAAGGTGCATCCTTATAGCCAGTATCCATCAACACCAAGTCATTCTTGGGATCAAGATAAACAGAAGCCCATGGCATATTTCCGGCATCGATATGGAAAGGATTTTTTGGTTTCCTTGGTTCAATAAAATGAAGAACTTGAAACCACTCGAACGGATTATTTTTGTAGGTGTCTCTGACGTTCTGGGAAACCCGGTCTTCTCCAAACTTCTCAATCATCTGGTGGGCCTGCATCCATATCTCTCGGCCAATAGTGTTGACCATTCCATCAGCTCCATTGGCCAGACGATAGGTGCCGGCGGTCATCACAGAGAAATTAACGATTGATTTGAAATCTTCCTCTTGAAAAAGAACGGCTGTACCAAAACCACCTTCCTCTTCAAATACGGTGTGGATCTGATTATAAAAGTTGCTCTTGGCAAAAACCTTATACATGATCCTTTCGGCATTATACAGCCACCGCTTGACCGGCCCGAACTTCTCAAGATCATCATCAAGTAGCCCAAGCCTAAACCATGGTCGTGAAGGGGAAACAAGACCGCCCTGCATACCGGCGCCAAGGGTTCGGTTCGCCCTAGTAGCATATGGATCAAGAATCAAATCATGTCGTCCGGCAAAGTCAGACCCCTGCGGCTTTGAATCATTCTTGAACATGCCACGCCGGGGAAGAATATACTCACCAATCTCTTCGAGCATCTCCTTGAACCCGGTAAACTCCTGGTCCATCGACTGAAACTTTTTCTCGTAGTATTTCGGCTGACTTAATGATTGATCGGTTAATGACATATTATGCTCCGAGTAGGGTCTTTTGCCCTACATTGCTTCCCCTAGCAGATGTCCTATTTAGCAGGGTAGCCCGGCGACGCCTTTCCTCTGATCTTGTCCGGCGTCTTTCTGCCTCTTTCTGAACAGCGGCTGCTTCTGCTGCTTTCTGTTGAGATTCGGCCAAGGCAACATCAGCCTCTGCTTGTCTCTTGGCCTCGTCTGTCATTTGAACAATTTCTTCTTGTGTTGGAGTATGGTAAGACTGTTGACCAGCGGTTCCAGTTGCAAGTCCAAGAGCGTAATCTCCAGGATTTCTAAAGGCTTGCTCTGTCCTTTTTATTACTTTCCGCGGATCTGCTGTAAAACTAACTGAACCTGATGACATATTAACCTCCAAGAAGAGTTTTGCCTTTTACGCCAAACAGGTCGGGCCGGAACGTGTTCAACCTCCCTTGCTCCTGGAGTCCTTTTAGGCGGTCAACCCTCTTCCGCTCGGTCTCATCAGCCGCTTTCTTGTCTGCATCTTGGGCGGCTTTCTTTGCGGCTTCGGCCTCTAGTCTTTGGTCCTCGGCGGTGTTCTTTATCCTTCTGGTCTCTTCATGCTTCTGGACCCCGCCCCCAATCGCTGATAGTGCTGAAATTATTGCTAATCCCGTCGCCATTCTATATCTCCAGGATAGATGCTTTCAGCTTCATTGGTTCGCCAAATCCAAAAAGCCTGATAAATTTACCCCAAGTCTTTGTTTCTCCACTATCGAAATTAACTGCAAGGATCTGTGTTGCCCCTCTATCCTTGAACCATTGAACGACAAATGGCCATTCAGCAATCATCTTCTTCGCTATGCTGGGAGACCATTTATGAACGTGCATGTGTATTTCCCCTCGGATGTCAGTCACCATATTGAGAGCCAGGTTGCAGATAAGCTCATCGCTCTGGTAGTAAGCTAAGTAAGTGAAACCACATCCTTCCACTTCTTTAAACAGATTATCCGGTCTTTCGTCAAGTATTTTAATCATTTGAACAAATCATAGTTGGTAACCGCTTGAGGGTTTTGGGCCGGTTTACGGAACATATCGTAATCAGTAATGGCCGCTTGATTCCTTCGATGCCTTGGCATAGTGCTCCGTTTTTCCGGTACATGATAGGCGAATGTTAGAGCTGCTGCCATTAGACAATCAGGAGAGGCAAGGCCCCTGGTTTTCATATCCTTGGCCCGTTCAAGCTGCATCTTCTCGGCGCCATTATGGAAATAGGTTGGTCCAATAGAATCGTCCCTAAGCTCATTATCATCCGGGACCGCCCCTCCGGTTTCAAGCCAGGTCTTATACTTGTAGCACATTTCAATCCGTTTATTGAGATAGACTCTCTTGTCGTCTGGGTCACCTGCGAATCAAACACCGGTTACGAAATCTTGATATCCCCAATCACAAAGAATATCATAGACCGAAGCACCAATATTACCCATATCAAGGAACACCATATCAATCTCGCTTTTGGTGAGAACTTCGGCTATCTTACCGGCAATATGTTGAGTCCTCATGTTCCGGAACTTTTGGAGCCCATACATGGCTCGACCCTGTCTGATAATAAGGACTGTCTGATCATCTCCCTCCCTAGCAATATCAACCCCGAGGATCTTTGGGCGATCATAATATTCAGATGGATGAATAACTTTGCCAGCTGCTGCCTCAAAAGTTTCAAGCCCGATTAACTGGTTTGCTCCTGTCGATGGTGGCTTGCCGAGGATACGAACTTTCACAAAATCATGATCTATTCCATAGAAGTCAATCTGTTCTTTGATCAGATCCTTGTCAGTCCTCTTGGATGTTCTGGCATCGATCTCGTAGGTGATCCAGAACTTCCGGCGCTTTCCAAAGCATTCCGCAAATCTACCGGTCGGCAAAGATGGGTTGCCAAACACAATCCATATCTTAATACCATGGGGCTCGGTCATGGCCCCCTCGCTTACTTCC